CTCAGGCTTATTCCTCCACATCGTCTACGTCCTCATCCTCTTCTGGCAGCGTATCTTCATCCTCTTCTTCTGGCTCCGGTTCTTCTTCCTGTTCCGGTTCTTGCGTGCCTGAAAGACCGCCCATCTCAAGCGCCTCCAGTTCTTCTTCAACGTCCAAATCATCAAGCACCTCTCCCTTGTTGAGTTCTTCAAGCAAGGTTTTCTGGGTGATAGTCCCGGCGGTGTAAAGCTGCAGCAGTGCCTGAATTTCTTGCGGCTGCAGGCGTTGACCCAGGAAGTCCCTGTTGACGTAGGCCGTGCCTGGTTGGCTTTCGTTCAAATACTCGGCATGGAATTGCAGGCAGTTATCCAGCAAATCTTGCATTTGCTGCGCAATCAGCATCATCGTTGAGTCACCCTGACTGCGGTCAATGCGCTTTGATTCAGCGGTTTCAGCTGCCAGCTTCTGGCCCAGGACACTGGCCAGCGCCAGCGTGTTGATCTCTTCCGCGATTCGGTCCAGGTGCTTGAACTGCGCCTCGTAGCTATTGCCCGATGGCTCGACAAACTCAACCCGTGAATCAGTGGGCAGGCTCATGGCCTCTGATGGGCCAGCCGTAATTTCCTCGGCGCTAGGTGGCATCCCATAGATGGCCAAGAAAGGCACCGCACTGATCCTCAGCTGGTTGCTCAGATCAGAGCTGGCCTGGTAATGCTTCAGGTTCAGCTCTGCGATGTCGTTCATTGGTGGCCGCGACTCCAACAGGCCAACGCGGTTGGAGTAAGCCACCGCAAACGGGATTTCTTTGACGGTGGTTGTGCCCTCTTCAAACAGCTTGAACTCACCATCTTTTTCCTTGCGGTGAATCTCGTAGGCCCCAGGGGTCAACACCCGCACCTGCTCAATGACCTTCTCCCCGTAATCACCTTCAGGCTCAGTAATGGTTTCAAACAAGCGCAGCTGGGTCAGCTTCTGCGTGCCGTCGATGATTTCACTTCTCCAGCCAAGGATGTCTCTGGGCGTGTAGCGAACGAAGTAGGGCCGTCCGCTGCCATCAGCTGCAGCATCGACCAAAACACCGACGTGGCCATAACGCAGGCAGATCCTGGTGGCTTCATACAGAAACTGCGTGATGTCATTGCCCTGCAGATCTGCGTCAAACAGTTGCTCTGTGATCGTGTCGCTGACATCGGTCAATCTGACCGGCTTGCGGGTCAACATGCCCGCCAACATTTTTTCGATCCGAGCGTAGAAGGGGCTAAGGCATGAAATCTTGAGCCTGTTGTCGTAGCTGAGGTCGTCTTCTCGCGGGTACTGCGGCAAAAACTTTCTATGGCCTTTGCGTAGGGCATAGGTGCCACCCAACAGGGTCTCCAAGAGACCCCAATGGTCGGCCATGTTCATAAACGCCTGGTTGGGCGAATCCACGGTGCTGACGTTGCCAACACGCTTAGCGCCACCGATCCCAGATGAATACACGGCTAAGCCCCTTCCAATATTTTGATGTTAATAGACACGGATTCCAGTGCCACGCCCCGCCCGGACATGTAGCGGGTTGTATAAAGCCCAGACGGCGTAACCCAAAGAATCGTTTAGGTGGTCATATCCAGCTTCTTTGTCGGGCTCTTCTGGGTTGCGCTCTGAGTAGCTCTGCAGCTCTAAGCACTCGATCATTCGTTCGCACTTCTCAAGCACCTGGAGCCTGACCTCTTGACGGCCGTTCTCCAGCAGAGCTTGAACAGCAGCCACCCGATCGCGGACGAGAGGGTTTGATTTACCGGCGACGACGGAGAGACCGGCCATCTGCAGAAGCTCGATGTCTGTTCTCGCGGCATTAGTGCTGCGGTTTGCGCCTGATGCGTCTGGGTAGACATAAACAGGGGCAGAAA